ATACTTCGCTGCTTCTATCGTTGCCACGACCAAATCGTCTACCTTCGCTTTAGCCTTGATGAGTTTGGATTGAAGTGTGAGGTTGGATTTCCTCAACTCGATGATTTCCGATTCGAGTTTCGCTAACTCTATTTCGTGTTCAAGCATGGACAGTTCCCTTTCACATGACGATAGAACGCCGATTCGCTACCTGGATACCCATAGTTCCGGCAAGCCTTCCAAGTGACATAGAACCCTGCTTCAACGATAGCCTTATTGACCATCTCTTGATCTGCTGGCTCGAGTGAATCTATCCATCGAGCGACCACACATCGAAAATCTTTTGTTGCTGTCTTTGTTAGTACTTCCTCAAACATTTGCCACACTCCTCACTTATCCAGACCCAGGCTCCACAGCCTGAGCATCGTGTTATTTTTGAATCCCATTGAGCCATTGCCCAACTGTCGTAACTATCCACCATTCCTCAACCTTCCCTTTACCCTTCGGTTTGATTACTAAATAGCCTTCCGCTGAACCATCATTGACCATTTCAACTTCTAGTTCTTTCAGCCATTCAGGGATTGCCAAGCGTGAGCCACTTTTGATTTCGATGACTATGCCTGGCAATCCACTGATGTCGCCTCGGTCGGCTTTTCCTTGTAACGCTCTGCGCTCAACAGCCGGAAACCCATTAGCATTCATGAACTTCACGAACGCTGTTTCTGCAGCTGTACCTTTGCGCTTGTTTTTGTTCACTAGAACGGTGCCTCATCTGATGGTGCATCAAACAGTCTGCCCATAAAGTCTGCAACAGCACCTTCGAAGTCTGTCTTGTCCATACCAATCAACTGTGAAGCCTGACCTTTATTGATTGGGTTTTGGTTACCCATTTGACTGGTGAGAGCGAAGTTCCAAAACTCGTTTTGAAAATCACTGTTGAGACCTGCTTTGTTTGTTTTATTGACCAGAGCCAAAGTCTGCTTTTCGCTAGGTGCTGCACCAGGTTCACGAATCACAGCGTCTGTCCCTCGAACAGGTATTGATTCTGATGGTGCTTTGACTTCTCGCCTTGATGGTGGCACAGCCTCTTGTCGTGCCTGTGCTGCCTCAACTTCTTGTTTCGAAGCCACCTTCCTGACCTCGATGCCAAGAGCTGCGAGGGCTCTACCCCAAGCAGATGTTTCACCAACCATCAACTCTGAGTTCTTTGTGTATGGTGTTTTGCCTGGCAATACTTCCCACGCATATCCCACACCTGGTCGCTCATCAGTAGCAGTCCGGTATGCGTATGCCTTCACCACGATGTATGCCTGACCTTCAAGCACCTCGAATGTCCATTCGCTTTGCAGTGATAGTTCAGGATAGATTTCTTTTGCTATGCGAATACGCTCAGCGACATCCACATAATCGCTTAGATCGTAACTCATTGTTGCCTCCTCATAAGTAGCACCCTTCGGACTTCCTCCAGGCGAATATGTAACTGTGATGCGTAGGCAATCAAATCCTCGATTTCCTCCTGCGCATCAGTAATGATTTCTTCGTAGGACTTATCCTCGAACTTTTGACGATCACCCAACGAATACTGGGTTTCGCCGATAGTGCCGATGCGTGACCGGACTCGGTCAAACACATCGTTCGTTGCATGAATGTATTGCAAGATATTCATTTCAGGTTCCTTGCTTTGTCCATGCTCTTGATGATTGCTTTGTAATAGTTCGCTGTTCCCCAGTGAGTAATGCTGCAAAACAGTATGACGATTAGCAGTCCTAATCCGTTCATAGTTACCTCCTTCAGGTACAAGAAGAATACCACGACACCACTCAAGAAAACTAGACACGCCCAGAAACAGAAAAGCCCCCATAACGGGGGCTAGAGGGCTTTCCTGCACCTAAGGGTGGTTCTGGAGGTGAGTATTGACTGCTCCACGCAATTCTCGCACATCAGTATGCACATCGTCAAGATGGGCCTCAAGATGCTTCAAACTTGTTTTCACCGAATCAGCAAACCCATTCGAAACAGGGCGACTGTTCCTCTCAGCCTTCCCAGCACGAACAGCTGCATACGCTGCAATCACACTAGGGATGACTATGTTTGGGTCAATCTGATTCAGCCAGTTCATGTTTTCGCCCCTCGACCGTACATGGTGTCCTGAGGGTCTAAGTATCTGATGATGACTGGTAGGACTGCTACAAGCCCTGCATTGAGGGCTATGCGCCAATCTGAGGCACCTGCAAGGATTTGGGCTAGTACTGCTGCCCCGAACACTCTCAACCATGAGAGAGCCATTTCTAGGGCTTCACGCTTACTCGGCATTCTTTGGCTCCTTATCGAAGAAAGCGACAATCTTAGAGACTATCGGCGTTAGTTCTTTTCTGTACTTCGGGCGACCCCAACCAACGATTTGGCTCTTCGAACGCAGTTTGATAGCCACCATGCCACCATTACGCTGATCACCTGAATCGCCACCTTGAGTGTTACCTTCAATGCACAATACTTGGTCATCTGTCATCGCCTTCACACATATCCCGACATGGCTGATTCTATCCACGCCATCGCCTGGGAAGTCGAAGTACACAATGTCGCCAGTCTTTGGTGTTCCCTTCTCATGCCAGGCATCATTCTTTTGAAACCATTCGGCTCCTGTTGGTGTGTAGCCTGATTTGATGAAGTAAGCATTGTTTTGTTTGAACACCCACCACACAAAGATTTGGCACCACTGTGCTCCCTGCATCCCGAACGCTTTGTTGTATTTCGTAATATTGACAGGTTTCTCAACATAGCCAACCTCTTTGAAGGCTACAGTGAGAATGTCATTCGCTGTCGCTCTCATTGCTCACTTCCTCAGGCATCTCAGTTTCGGTTATTTCACCTGTTGCTAAATCAAGGGTTCGCATAATTCTCGCCATTACTTCACCCCATAAACTTTGAGGGTTCCACCATCAAAAGTACCTGAAGTAACAGCACCCACCTGCGTTACTGCTGCATCAAATGCACCATTGACAGTGGTGAAAACATTTGTGCCAGCAGTGAATGTGCCTGTGAGCGTTGGTCGGATAGATTGGTAGTTGTACACCCAACCCTGAAAATAGACACGCTCATTGGCGCCTGTGGTGCCACCATAAATGGCGGCCGAGTTGATTGCGTTAGCAGTATTCTCACCAGTGCTCGTAATAGTGGTCGAGCCATCGATTGTGTTACGGATACTCCAATAGGTTGTAGTATCGTTATTGAACCTGATACCTATTTGACCTCCTGTTGCGTTAGAACCTTTTAGAGGGTTAGTGTTCTCAATCGTAATAAACAAATTGACATAATCAGTTGGAATGCTGGCGACATTTGGATACGAAACACTATCCATTGAAACAGTACCCAACAAAGTCATACCAGCAATCGTTAGCGAACTCCACGCATAGTCAAAATCTGTTCCTGAAGTCTTTTGCAATACTTGACCAGTCGTGCCACCATTGACACCCTTTATCCATTGGTAGTCCATATTCGTATTGGACTGTTTTGCAAGGATTTGATTGGTGGTTCCACCTTTCAAATCAACGAATGTAGTGTCGGCGAGAGTTGCAAAGTCCTGAATGGACTGCGCACCATCGCTCAAGTTATCGGTTGAGAGTGGATACTCGAACCCGAAGTTAGTTGTATTACCTGGCATAGTTCTCCTAAAGTGATGTGAATGTGAAGTTACTTGGGCCTGGTGCAGAAGCTGCCCAGTAACTGTACTGTTTCGGACTGATATTCAATGTGATCATGGCTTCACCTTGCACAATACGCCAAGACCAGCCTTCCACATATCCCTGATAGGCACTAGGCGAAATCGCTACAGGCAACCCAGTAATCTGAACAGGTAATCCGTTCGTCATGCCAATCATGACATCACGTTGAACACCAGTCAGTTGAGATAGAGGGATAGTGAAACTTGATAGCACAGGGTAATCGTTACCGAACCGAGTTAGAAACCATTTCATCCAAGTTTCTAAGTCCAACTGGTTCTTGATCCAAGTGTCGTAATCTTCATACAGTTTACCGAACTCACCAACACCAGCGTTGATAGTTCCCAAGTAGGTGAATTGGTCGTTGTAACTAGAAACCTGCACAGCTGTAGTGGTGAATTGGCTCGAAATATCGGCTTGGGTGCCTGACAGCAAAACATCATCTGGGCTAATCGCTTCCCAACCTAAAGCAATCTGTCGATCATATCTGCCTTTGATGTCGTCATAATTCATTTTGCCATCGGTAGATTCATAGAGCCAACCTTGCCCTGATAGTTCACAGATGTTTAGAAAGTCAGTCACAAAGCCAGGGTCAAGATTGTATGAATGGAGCGTAGTCAAGCCAGTATCGATGTTGCCTGAGACAGATTCATACTGCAACCATGTACCAGTTTGGCTTGCCCAAGTACCTGACACCTGTAACCAGGTTCGCTGGCCAGCCTCAAACAAGATAGCATCGATGCGTTCACCCTCATACTCTTCAGAGTAACCAGAATAGCCGACCAACTTACGACCCAAATGAGCAAGTGGTGAAACCAAAGTCAGATTCGTTTGCACCCAATCAGGGGCAAGCATTTCAATGTTGATGTCAGAAATATCGCCAGTGAAAATCAACTCATCAGTGTTCGCCGAGTCCTGCAAATAGATAGTGACACGCTGCTGCAAACCAATAGGCAAACCATTGCCATCAGACACCAAACTAATCGAAGCATACGATGCTCGAAATCTCTCAGTCTGGTCTCTCTTCCCATAAGTAATCCCAACATCGGCAAGAGTGTCACCAGAGTATTCGATACCCTCAATGAAAACTTTGCAAACAGGATTCCACATTTAGTATGCCCCTGCTCGAAGTTTGCTTCTCGTAAGAATAGTTTGAATCTGACGGGCCACAGCTTCTGGATCAAGTGCGCCATGAACATTGATAACAATGCCACCTGCACCACCTGGACTGACACCATACTTCTTGCCTCTAGATAGTGGCACAACAGCTTCAGGGCCAGCCTCACCGATAAGAGCGAGCGTTGGTTTAGTGACAATACCACCAGTCGCTAGTTCTGGAACTGGAAGTTTAGGGAAACCCCATTCTTGTCCACCAATCAAAGGCACCCAGTCAGGTATCTTGATTTTGAACTTGCCGAGAGTATTGTTCCAAAACTTAGCAACCTCACGAAACGCAACCTTGAAGGGTTTAGTGATTGCATCACCAATGCTAGTAAATGTGGTTTTGATTGTTGAAACAGCATTCTTCGTGAAGTTCACAAAGGTTTTGAACCCTTCAACCAGTTTGGCTACAACAGTGACAACGATGCTGATAGTTGTACCAATACCAGAAATCGCTGTGGATAAGGCACCAGTGAACAGAGGCAACACATTCGCTGTTAGCCAATCAACCACAATTTTGAAACCAGCATACAAATCATCGAGGGCAGGTTTGTTATCTTTGACAACCTGCATGATCGTGTTCCAAGCACCCTGCAACGATTCAAGGACAGGCAGAAACGCATTCTTGATATTCGGCACAATCGTGTTCATAACAAAATTACCGAAATCTTGTAGCACAGGCAAAATGTCCTCTTTGAAGGTTTTGCCCATATCAGTCAAAATAGGCCCAAGAGTTTGACCTACTTCCTCACCAAACTTACTCAAAGCAGGAATCACATCATTGACTGCAATATCAGCCAAAGGTTGAATCGCATCGAGGATGAATGAGCCGGCAGTTTCCTTAGCCTCATCAAAAGCAACCTGAAGTCTTTGCATCTTGCCTGAAAATGTGTCAGCCTGGACGGAAGCCTGACCACCGAACGCATCAGACAAAGCCTGAGTTGCAGCATCGAAGTCTTTAGTTTTGATGATGTTCTCATCGAGTGGAACACCCAAACGAGTCAAAGCAGAAAAGTTTCCGTCAGCAGCACGAGCCAACGCATTCGATACAGCCTCCAAAGACTTACCACTGCCAGCACTGACATCGAGGGCAAGGGCTTGCAAACGCTGAGCCTCAGTCACATTGCCAGTGGCCAACGCCAAACGCTCAAGGCTAGGTCGTAACTCGTCATCAGTCACACCAGTCGCCAAAGATGTTTTAGTTATGTAATCCTCAGCTGCAGCAATCTGATCATCAGTAGCACCAGTCGTGTTCTTCAGAGCTGTGGCAAGTTTGGTTTGAGCCTTTTCATCTTCGATGGCAGCCTTCACACCATCCACGAGAAGAGTGCCAGCATAGGCAAGTGCTGCTGCACCTGCTGCAGCGAATGCTAAACCTGCCGCTTTGCCGAACTTACCGAGCGAACCTTCAGTTTTGCCTAATTGCCCATCAGCCTTCTTCAATCCTGTATCATCAAAGGTTGAAATCAGATTGACAAATAAACCACCAGTACTAGCCATTCTTTAGCCCATCTAAATCTTGTTGAACTTGCTTCAACGCTTCATTGTAATTTTCAATCACTTTATCTTGGTATCTTCCAATTGGATATTCTTTGATTGCCTTCCAAATACCACGAGACAAGCCACCGGTACGCACAAAGAAAAGGTTTTGCAGATTCTGTGTGAACTGGCTGTTATTCGTTTTGCGACCAGCCATTTCAAAGATAGCACCAGCAGCAGTAGTGTTTTGTAATTCTGTAACAGCAGACCAAGGCGAGTTTCGTGAACGCTTACCTGCTTTGATTTTGATACCCTTACGAACTGCAGCAGCATTGTAGGACAGGTCACGACCTCGAGCATCAGTCCACTTACCCCAATTACGCATAGGTGAATCAGGGAAATTGTTACGAGCCAAAGCAATCAAAGGTGCGCCTGCTTCCCTGTTTGCCTTATCGAGAGCCTTTTTCACTTCAGGGGCAAACTTGGCAAGATACCTGCGAACCTCACGAGTATTCTCAATCGTAACTGGCTGACTCATACTTGTCTCTCAATACTTCTAAAGCAGTCATGATGTCCTCATGGCTACGATCAAACCACGAATGCCCAGTTTCTATTTCGAGTTGAATCAGGATTCGTTCGATTGAACCTGGCTCGTGGCTTTTGGGAAATCACCCAAAGGCATCACACTGTCAATTGTTTTCGCCCATTCGAGCAAAGGCTCAGTGGTAAGCCCTAAACGCTTTGAGGCTTCGTGTGCCAATATGGCGATGTCTTGCAAATCCAAATCCGACAGCTGTGTCAGAGCCTTCTTCGTGGCTTTTGACCAAGCGATTTCGTCTGCTAACACAGGTCGAACTTTGGTTGAGTTGCCTTCCACATCAATCACTTCAAGTGTTCCGATGAAACTCATGTGCCTTCCTTTCGTTTAGTTATGCGAGTGTTACTGCGCCCTCTTCAACAGTCATCGTGACTGAAACAGTGAGAGCATCAGGTGCAGTTCCACCAGCATCAGGGAATGATGGGAACACGCTACCTGTAAAGGTTGCGCCAGAGTTAGCAACAAAAGTGAAAGCCAATGCTGTATCTGGAGCAGTGTCAGCAGCGTTCCAAAGTGCTTCGCAAAGTGAACCTGCAGCATTCCAGTCTTGAAACATTTCAACAGTCATCTCTGCTGTGTACTTGAGGGTCTTGTAGACAGTACCATCAAGGACTTCATATTCCTGACGATCTGCTGTTCTGGTGAGTGTTACTGTGCTTGCCTGTGCGTCGTAAGTGTCACCATCGATAGTTAGTGACAAATCCCGACCAGTGATAATGGTTGTAGCCATTCTAGTTTCCTATCTCGGTGATAACTTCGACAATCATTTCAGCAGTAAGCAAATCAGACTGTCCAAGATTCGTGGGTCGAACATCGGTTGTGTCGAATACTGTGTACCCGACTGGGAGAGCTGCATAAGTATCAAAGATTAGTTCCTCGAGCGTATTCAATGCAGCCTGGTTATTGGTCATTGCGACAGCAAAAGTCAGACGGAATCTTGCCCTGTATTTTGAACGCCCGATTGCTACGGGTTGAATGTATGGACTGTCGGGAACAATCACAACAGCAGGAGCAAGCACTACTTCGGGTGGGAAGAAGTACACATTGGCAGACAATGAAGCAAGTAAATCTGCCAAATCCTCTCTTACAGTTGCGAGGTTCATCCAACGAACATTCCTTCATCAAAATATGGGGCAAGCAATCCACTCACTTTTGAAGTGAATGAACGCCCAGTTCTGAATGGTGCTGGTGTGAAATCAATAGCGACTTGCTGACCTCCAGCCGAGTTCTGTGTCTGAAATAGCTCAATACACAAAACTAATGCGGCTTCCTTCATTGCAGGTGGTTCATCATCGAACGATGCAGCAGTGACATATCCTTCAATAACATCAGTTACTGAGTCGATGACCTGTTCCAGAGTTGCGTCTGCATACAGGTTACCTATGCCAAGAGCATCTTTGAGTTCTTGAACCGTTACAAGTGCCATGTGATTTCCTTTAGTGTTGGAGGAGGCTGGGAAGGCTCAGCCCCCTCCAAGTCTCAACTATGCCTGGT